GAAAGAATAGAGGTGATGGCAAAAACCACCCCCTCATGTCTAATAAAGGCCCTAAAGCAGGCATTTGATCGAGGAGTTGGCCTGAATGAGGCTATAGAAGTTGATATATGGGAGAGCATTAAACATGACAAAGAATCTATTCAAGACATTGAACAAACCGCATGGCAGATCTATTTTGAAGAAATCTATTTTGAAGAAACAAACTAAAAACAACTAAAGTTGTTCCAACAGAGATAATTCCCAGACAGATTAATAAAGAATCTTGTATTTTCCTTCAAAGGAACAAACATTGTCCTGTATGTACTTATGTACTTATGTACTTTTGTAATTGCTGTTTGCGTCTAATTATGCAGTACAATTGGGAACTATGGACAATTTAAAAAAACGACCAAAACGTCAATTCACAGAGAGAGAAATTGAACAATTAGAAACTATGGCCGCATTAGGACTTCCTAGAGACAAGATGGCAGCCATTCTATCAATTTCTAAAAGTTATATGCGTGAACTGATAAAGAAGGATAGTGCAGCGCAGAAAGCTATAGAAAAAGGCGAGGCAATAGCATCATATAATCTGCTTAAGACTGGATACGACATGGCCACGAGTGGAAAATGTCCAACGATGACTATCTTTTTCTTAAAGTGCAAAGAGAATTTTAGAGAAGCTTATAGGCTTGATCTCTCAGCAATTAACGGTGGTGAAGAACCAGAAATAATTGACGTGACCCCTTCAGAACGGAAAGAGAGAATTAAAATGTTACAAAAGCATCTGGAAGTAACCGAAGATGAGTAACTAGCTGCTCATGGCCCTCAAGAAATATCAAGAAGAAGAATACATTGTTTTAGCCGACCAGGAGTTAAGAGAACGTGCTAAGAAAAAACTCTTGGCGTTTACTCTCTATACAAAGCCGGACTATGAGGTGAACTGGCATCACAGTTATATGTGTAAGGTTATTGATAGGTTCATACGGCGCGAGATCACTCACCTCATGGTATTTATGCCTCCAAGGCACGGAAAATCAGAACTTACGTCTAGAAGACTACCAGCCATGCTCCACGGACTTTATCCAGACGATCAGATCATCACAGCTTCATACAACTCAGGTTTGGCCAGTGACATGACTCGTGATGTCCAAAGAATTATAGACTCGAAGGAATACGCCACTGTTTTTCCAGACACAAAAATTACTGCCGAAGGAGGACGGAGCGCATTTAAGCGAGCATCGAATGAACATCACATTTTCACCCCAGTTGAGGAAAATGGACTAATTAAGAACAAAAGACGAGGTTTATATAGGTCAGGTGGAATCAATGGTGCCTTTACTGGGCGAGGAGCTAATTGGATACTTATTGATGATCCATTTAAAAACCAGCAAGAGGCCGATTCAGAGGCATTTAGAAGACAGGTATGGAACTCCTATCAGTCCTCATTGCTGACGCGGCTTGAAAAACTTGGATCTGTTCTCATTACGATGACGAGATGGCATGAGGATGATCTGTCAGGACGCCTAATTCATCAAATGAAAAAAGATCCTGCTGCTCAAAAGTTTCACATTATTAATTTTCCAGCGATACGCGATAACCTGAGCAATCAAGACGACCCTAGAGATATTGGCGATCCTCTTTGGGAAAACAAATATACGAAGGATAGGCTCCTTGAAATTAAAAGAGCTGTAGGTCCTAGGGTCTGGTCGGCTTTGTATCAACAGACACCAAGAGTCATGGACGGGGGTCTATTTGAATCAAGGATGTTTGAGTTTGCCTCCATGCCTACTGAATTTGACTATATGTTTGCCACGGCAGACACATCCTATAAGGGCAAGGAAACAAACGACTTCACAGCTATCACTATATTCGGAGTAAAAAATGATCGTTTATTTGTACCTGCATCTTTCATGAAAAGAATAAAAGCCACAGATGCCGAGGGCATATTTAAGACCTTCATTAAGCCTTGGGTGAAATACAACTTCAGAGCCACAATGATCGAGCCTAAAGGCCATGGGATATACTTAAACAATAAACTAATAAGTGAGGGGATAAGAATCCCATCAGAAACTAATATTAACGAATTCTTTAAAGACCGAAGGCTAGATAAGGTAGAAAGAGCCAATAACGCTATACCTCACCTGGCAACTCGATCAGTAATTATAAATGAGGCTATTCCACACAGACAGGACCTTGTAGATCAATGTTTGGTCTTTCCTAATGGCGCTCATGATGATTTTGTAGATACCCTGGTCGATGGAATTAAGTTTGCCTACGGAGCACCTGTTTCTCTGTTTGATATGTTATAAAAATCTGTGATTCAATCACTCTATGAGGACAAAAATGAATAAGAAAAAAGCCAAACCCAGACAAAATAATAAATCCATGCCCAAAGAGCTTAAGAACGAAGCCGATAGAATGATTGCAAACGGCCTGACAGAGGGGCTACTAGGCTTTAATCCCTTCACAGAAGGAGTGCAACTCTCACAGGTTGACACGCTGTTTAAGAATAACAGATGGTATCTTGTATCTAACATGAGGCAGCTTTTGTCTGAGATGTACGTGGAGTACGGCATTATCCAGACAATTATAGATGTCCCGGTCAATGATGGTCTGAGAGGTGGGATTAAAATAAAGACCTCACAGCTTTCAGAAGAGGATGTTAACGCATTAGAGGCTGAGATGGCCTACCAGGGAGACTTGCAAGAGGCTGGACAAGCCTTGAAATGGAACAGGCTTTTTGGAGGCGCAGGGATAATCATAGTCACCGATCAGCCAGCCAATACAGAGCTAGACATAAACTCCCTACACAATAACCCACTGGCATTTAGAGCCGCTGATATGTGGGAGCTCTACTACTCTCAGATGAACCTCGATGATGACTCAATGGATGAGAATCTTAGGTTTAAAAGGGATATGGAAAACTACAACTATTATGGCCAAGTGGTGCACAGAAGCCGCGTGATGAAACTTAAAGGATTAAAGCCCCCAAGTTTTGTCAGACCAAGACTTAGGGGTTGGGGTTTTTCTGTTGTGGAATCTATTATTAGATCCGTAAACCAGTATCTTAAAGCCACAAACTTGTCCTTTGAGGTGTTAGACGAATTCAAATTAGACATTTATCGGATGAAAGACCTTCTTAATACATTGCTAAGTCCCGATGGCACTTCTAAGGTTCAAAACAGGGTTTCTTTGGCCAACAAACAGAAGAATTACCAGAACGCCATTGTTTTAGATTCTGAGGACGAGTATCAGCAAAAGCAGCTCTCCTTTTCCGGTCTGGCTGAAACCATGTCTGGCATAAGGCTACAGCTTGCCTCCGATCTACGTATGCCGATGACAAAGCTTTTTGGAATGTCCGCATCTGGTTTTAATTCTGGAGAGGACGACATTGAAAACTATAACGCTATGGTTGAAGGAACAGTCAGAGAACCAGCTCGTTACCATATTCTTAGAATGATTGAGCTAAGATGCCAACAAATGTTCGGGGTGATTCCAGACGACTTGGAGATGGAATTTCATTCCCTCCGCATACTCTCAAGCGAGCAAGAAGAAACCGTTAAAACTCAAAAATTTAATAGGCTGCTTCAAGCCAGGCAGGCAGGAGAGATCACATCAATGGAGTTCAGAATGGGATGCAACTCCGACGATCTTTTACCTCATAAGCTCTCAGACGATGATCTTGACACTAGCTATGATGGTCCAGAGGTAACAAGTGAGCCGCTACCTGTTAATCCAAAAAACAAAGCGCAGAATGAACTGGAACATGATGGAGATGGGTTGAATTAAAAAAAGAAACACCAGAGCTAAAACCAGAAGCTCGTCACGCAAAAGAGGATTTAATAATTCAACATTTTTTTGGGAGGTAGCATGGTCCATTGGCAGCCAGGGGTAACATTAAGGGAAGTAGAAAGACAGATTGTTGAAAAAGCTTTGCAGTTCTTTCATGGCAATAAAACTAAGGCAGCACAGTCCATAGGAGTATCTGTAAGGACCATAGATAATAAGATCAAACAATATGAGCAGGACGACCAGTATACAGAACGTATACGGCAAATGGACCAGCAGCGATACAGGGATCATGTGAACAATTTGAGGCCTGTTAAGGATAGCGATGCCACAAATTTACCTAGATCTAATATACAGGACGGTAATCAATGAAATTAATGATGGTCCTCAAAAACAACGAGAGGTTTGTCAGGCAATGTAAAACGAACGCAAAATCAGGTCTATTCAACGCTGTAAATCAGACAGTAAAGAGTCTTAAAAGGAATGATATCTCCGCCTCTGTTATTCAGGTATCAAATGAGGTCGGTCTAGAAGCGGCCATATGTGAGCATAAGCCTAGCATTGTGGTCATTCAGGCATTGTGGCTTTCTCCAGTCAAGCTACGCAGACTAAAAGACCATCATCCAAACATTAGATTCGGTGTGCATCTCCATAGCAATATGCCCTTTCTGGCACTAGAGACCATTGCGATGGAGTATGTTGCTCAGTATGCAAGGTTTGGGATTGAGATAATAACCAACAGTTTAGAATCTTTTGAGGCATATCGTGCCTTTCTCCCACACGCGAAGGTGTATCAAGGCAATAACGTATACGAGCGTGAAGAAAGCCGGGGGATTAAATATAACGATGGATTCGTTCATGTAGGATGCTTTGGGGCAATACGTCCCATGAAAAACCAATTATCCCAAGCCATAGCTGCGATGCAATTTGCAAGACAGAGAAAGCAAAAGCTCATGTTCCACCTCAACACGACCAGGATAGAGGCCCATGGCAAAGGAGCTTATCAGAATCTTATGCAGTTATTCCTTCATGCTGAAGAGGATATGCAAATGTCTCCTGACGGATGGATTGCTCCAGACGAGTTTCCATCTCACATCGGTCGTATGGATATACATATGCAGGTATCTCTCACTGAGACATTTAATGTGGTCACTGCCGATGCAATCATGGCTCACGTTCCTGTCGTTGTGTCCGAGTGCATTGATTGGGTTTCACCAAAATGCAGAGTAAGGTCTAACTACACAAGCGACATTGTAAAAACGATGAATGAGGTGTTAGCTGACGAATCATTGCTAGAGGAGAATAAGCAAAGGCTTTGCGAATACAAGGCAAATGCTGAACAGCAATGGAAGGATTATTGCCGTGGTTAAAGAGCTTGCTCCGGTGAGAACCAGACCAGAGGACTACGATAAAATTGCCGAGCGATTGGCAAAGCATTTAAAAAAAGCACTGTATGAGCCCTTGGCCGAGATTATTCGTCAGAAAACAAAGATAAAGCTCACAAACGACAAGAAGGTTTTAGAACAGGCATTTAGAAGTGGAAGGCTTGTCTATGACAATGGATTTATAAAGGGCAGGCTCAACTCACGGATCACAAAAGAGTTAAAATCATTAGGTGCTGTATGGACTAGAAGCAAAGGAGCTTTTCATCTTCCTATTGTTAAAATGCCATCAAATTTACAATCTATTGTGCAGACCTCTTTTTTTGAATACGAAAAGACAGTGGCCGAGATAGATGAGAGGCTTCAGAAAATATTGCCGGAAGAGATTGCAGACACTGTCCAGTTTGATGATTTAATAGATAAAAGTCTTGCCGATGTAGATAAAGACCTCCGTAAAAGTCTAAGGGACATAACAGTGTCTCCAGTGTTTTCAAAAAAACAACTAGAAGAGATCTCTAAAGACTACACTTTGAATATGCGAAAATGGATCACCGACTGGACCTCTAAAGAGATTGAAGAATTGAGAATTGAGGTGCAAAAACAGTCACTTACGGGGAAGAGATATGATAGCTTGGCAGAAATGATAGAGAAAAAATATGGTACATCTCAATCAAAAGCAAAGTTTCTTGCTCGCCAAGAGACCCATCTTTATTTGGCCAAGGTTAAGGAAACTCGCTACAAGCAGGCCGGAGTACAGCAGTACAAATGGAAAACTGTGGTCGGTTCTCCGGCTCATCCTGTGAGGCCAGCGCATAAAGCACTTGATGAAAAGGTCTTCGATTGGAATAATCCTCCAATAACAAGTGAGCCAGGTCAGCCAGTAAGAAGAAATCATCCAGGTCAAGATTTCAACTGTATAATTTCTGGTTCAATTGTTGAGTTTAATTCATCGGTCTTTAAAGGGTTTAAGAGATTTTATGAAGGAAGCATCGTGAAATTCGCAAGTAAATCCGGGTCTAACATTTCTGTTACTCCGAATCACCCAGTATTGACCGGAAGAGGGTGGAGTTTCGCAAAAGATGTTGAGTCTTCTGACAAGCTCTTCAAGAGACTCGTCGGTTATAAGAGAGACTTTTCTGCAGCAGAAGTAAATCACGGTGAATCCACGGCTGACGAGATATTTGATTTTTTTAGAGTCATTGGGACTGAAGAGAGGATCTCTGGAGTTCAAGTTAAATTCCACGGCGATGTTTCCGATCATGAGGTCGATGTTGTAAACATCAATGGCGG